CGTGGGTTCAAATTGAGAACGGTTACTGCACCCAGTGCTTCTCTTGCTGCTGCCGGGGAGCTTGCTCGTCAAGCCCTGTTTCCTGCTGTCGCTGATGATCCGAGACTTGAAGTCCTTGTCGAAGGAAACCCCCTCGCGGGGGTGACCGGGTACAAGTGCACTCCAGGTGATAAGATCCTCAGCGCCGACCTGACTGCCGCAACTGATGGCTTCTCTCATGAAGTCATTGTGGCTGTCGGGTTGGGTATGATAGACGCAGGTATACCAGAGCTTATGGCGCGAGTTTTCGTGGAATCCTTGGGGGCGGGGAGAAAGACTCACTTTTTCCATTATAGAATTAGTGAACTTCTTCCCAAGGCCCTTAGTCCATTTGAACTCAACGCCTTCAAGAGCAGGCTCCACGACCTTGGCTGGGATGGGGAGTCTAAGACCCTCCGCATTCCGGTAAAACGAGGCTCCCCTATGGGCACACCTTGTTCGTTCACTCTGCTCTGCATTGTGAACGGGTGGGCCACTAGGGATGCCAAGTTCGGCCGGATATGTGGAGATGACTTCCTTGGCATATTTGAACATAATGACTACTCTCTCTACAAGCAGAGAGTAGATGCCATCGGAAGTAGTCTCCATCCCATCAAGTCTTTCGTGTCGAGGTTTGCCGGAACCTTCTGTGAGCGTTTCGTCACAGTGGACCGCCTCGACGGCGCCCCAGGTGGAGCGCTCGGCTCTGGCCTTCGGGCCAGTGATGAGCCAAGACTCCGGGGCGTCGCCGTGGTCCCTGTGAAACTGATCACAGTTCCGGCAAGAGGTACCTATGGTGCCCTTTCGGCTCCCAGTGGGCTTCCGGTTTTTTCGTCTCTCTCCGAATGGGGAGAGGCTCATCAACCTTATGCCCGGGAGCTGAAGTGGGCTTGGTCCAGGACCAGACGCGTCTTCCGTTGTCTCTGGAGAGATGTCCGTGCCGTTGGGGCTAAGCGGGGGAGGTTTCCCTCCTTCCCCCTTATCCTCGGCGGCCTCGGACATCCATCCAAAGGTCTCAGAGAGGTTCCCGGCTCGCACCGGAAACTGATCTGGGACCTCGTGATGACTGAAGACGTCTCCGTCTGGCGAACCTTCCTTAGGGCCCTCTTTGATCCACCTCGACCCGTCAGAAGCAGCAAGATTGCACTGGACGCAAGCCGTTCTACAATTGAGGGACAGGTTCTCGCTCACTTGCACTG